AGTCGGAGTAAGGTGCGAATGCGGGTGCAATAAGTTTTCGGTTATGAGAGTGGTGTATGACGCTGAAGATGAGTTTGTCAGCATACTGTGGGAATCAGATTATCTAAAAAATGAAACAAACAGATTAAAGGCTTTATGGAACTGCATCAGAGGAAAAGAAACGACATATGCCGAAACATTAGTTGATAGAGAAAGAGCAATAAAGTTTTTTGAAGAAGTTATTGAAATGTTAAAAGAGAATCCTTTGACTAAGCAGGAATAAATGATATAATCATCTTAGAAAAAGAGCTATCCGATAAGTGGTTAGCCTGTTGTAAGCGAATTTAACCGCCTATTCGAGACTCAGGCGGTTATTTTCTTTTATGAGAATATATTTCCCAAAAAAGAGCGATGATGGTGACAATCAACATACAAAACTGAAACAAAGAATCGTATGTAACCATCACTATCACTCCTTTCTCAATAAAGTTTGAAAAAGGCTAACCACCTATCACTTAACGATAGCTCCAAAATACAATTATAACAGACAAATAGTCGCTTGTGATAGTTTAATCATTACTTTTTCTAGCTCTTATTCCCCAAATAATGAGACCAATTAATATAGAACAAAAAATAGCAAGAGATAGGATCCAGTCTTTTGTGAAGATTCCAATGCCTGAAATGATTAAAAAAATCCCTAATAAAGAAATACCAAGTAAAAAGCGATTGGAAAATTCATATTCACTGTATTTACTGCCATAGACTAATTTGACAATTCCTTTTCCGAGATATAAAAACAATACCATAAATACACCTTTTAACATTACAAATCCCCCAAATAAATATTATTGAATTAATTGTAACAGGGGGGGGGTAATAAAACAATTAAAAGTTTTTCCATTTTAGGGGAGAAACTTTATTTTTGTTTGTGTATAAAGGAAGTAATGAAGCAAATTAACTGGGATGACATACGGAATGAATACATAGCGACAAGTATCAGTTACAGGAAATTAGCTGACAAGTACGGAGTCTCCTTTAGAACCTTACAGAGAAAAGCAACAAAAGAAGATTGGGTGTCAAAAAGGAGTCAAAAAGGTGTCAAGTCGGCAGAGAAAACAATAGAGAAAACATCAGACATGGCAGCTGAACGTGCAGCTAATCTGATGACTGCAACTGATATGGTTTTACATGCCATCCTTGAGGACATTGAAAAGATAAAGGCAGCTGAAGTCCCTTACAACTGGAAGAACATTACCGGAGCATTAAAGGATATCAAAGACATACAGACAGTGCCGGAGAATACACAGCAGAATATCCGCATCAGTTTTGGAAATATAGATGATGAATGGAGCAACTAAGGAGGTGATGACTAATGAACATAAGCATACCAATGCCTTCTGAGAAACAGAGATTGTTTCTTGAGGATCATCATAGACATGTTGCTTATGGAGGTTAGGCGCACGTGGTGGAGGTAAATCGTGGGCTGTAAGAGTCAAAGCCTTTTTACTGGCAATGAAGCATCCTGGTATCAAAATACTAATAGTAAGGAAAACCTTGCAGGAACTGAGAAACAATCATATTAATCCTTTAAAGATGATGATTCCCAGACAGATTGCAACATATAACACTACAGAAAAAGTATTTACTTTCTATAACAAAAGCACAATAGTGTTCGGCTATTGTGACAATGACAACGATGTGCTGCAGTATCAAGGAGCAGAGTATGATGTAGTCTTCATAGATGAAGCAACGCAATTAAAAGAAGACTGGATCAAACAGATAAATCTTGTTGTCAGAGGTGCAAACGGATTACCAAAGAGAACGTATTACACATGTAACCCAGGTGGTGTAGGGCACCAGTATATCAAAAGGTTATTTATAGATCGTAAATACGAAGAGGATGAAGTGCCGGATAATTACTCCTTTATACAGGCATTAGTGACAGATAACAAAGTACTGATGGAAATACAGCCGGAATATGTCGCAGAATTAAAAGCTTTACCCAGTAAGATCAGAGAGGCATGGCTGTATGGCAGATGGGATGTATATGAAGGCCAGTACTTTGAGGACTTCAGGGAGACACCGGATAAAGATGAATGTGAGAGGTGCGGTATAACTCCTGAAGAGGCAGTAATAGAGCGCAGATGGACACATGTTATAGAGCCTTTCGATATTCCAAGAGGATGGAACATTGTTAGATCCTATGACTTTGGATATGGTAAACCGTTCAGCTGTGCATGGTGGGCTGTTGATTATGATGGGACATTATATCGAATCCTTGAGCTGTACGGATGCACAAAGAATCCGAATGAAGGTGTCAAGTGGACACCGACAAAGCAGTTCGAAGAGATAGCAAGGATAGAACGTGAGCATCCATGGCTAAAAGGCAGAGACATAACCGGAGTAGCTGACCCGTCAATATGGGATAAATCAAGAGGACCGAGCACAGCAGAGATGGCACAGAAGGAAGGTGTGTACTTTACACCGGGAGACAACGCAAGAATACCAGGATGGATGCAGTGCCATTACCGCTTACAGTTTGATGATCAGGGATATCCTCGCATGTATGTGTTCTCAAACTGCAAAGCATTTATTAGGACGATACCATTGCTGCAATATGATGACCACAAACCTGAAGATCTTGATACAGATGGTGAGGACCATGTTGCGGATGAATGGAGATATATGTGTATGTCAAGGCCAGTAAAGCCTTTGAGGAAAGAGAAGAAGGTAATCGTATTAAGCGACCCGTTGAATCAGTTTAGTTAATGGAGAATATCATGGGAGAAAATGAGGTAAGTGTAGGTCAGGTACTTGAAGATATGCAGGAGCCTGAGATAGAACAGAAGATAGGTAAGGACCAGATAAACAAAGCTACCGAGATCCTTAAGAAATACAAGGCAGGCAAGACTAATCTTGAAAACAGAGTAATCGCTGATCAGGAATGGTGGAAGCTTAGAAACAATCTTGTAGAAAAACCAAGAGGCCAGAAGGGTGCAGTAAAGACTCCGTCCGCATGGCTATGGAATGTAATATTAGGTAAGCATGCTGATGCAATGGCAGCATATCCGACTTTTAACTGTTTGCCAAGAGAAATAGGAGACAAACCGGAAGCACAGATGCTTTCATCCATCATACCTGTAGTGCTTGAACAGAATGATTTTGAACAGGTCTTTTCGGACATTGCATGGCAGAAGATGATTGAAGGTACCGGAGTGTATGGTGTGTTCTGGGACAGAGACAAGCTTAACGGATTAGGTGATATCAGCATCAAGAAGGTATCTATCCTTAACTTGTTCTGGGAGCCTGGAGTATCTGATATACAGGAGAGCTCAAACGTATTCGTTACACAGTTAATTGATGATGACAAGCTTCATCAGATGTATCCACAGCTGAAGAACAAAGGCGGAAACAAACTGCTTACTGTTTCAGAATATAAGTATGATGATTCGATAGATGATTCACGTAAATCATTAGTAATTGACTGGTATTACCAGACATGGGACGGTCCTAAGAAAACACTTCAGTATGTAAAGTATGTTGGCGATGAAGTCCTCTATGCTACAGAAAATGATCCAAGGATGGCACAGACAGGTCTGTATGCAGATGGTGACTATCCTTTTGTTATCGATGCGTTATTCCCAGTAGAAGGAACGTTTGCAGGTTATGGGTATATCGATATAGGCAAGGCCCCACAGGAAGTAATAGACCAGTTAAACGAGGCCATAACGACAAATGCGGTACAGGCAACGACTCCAAGATATTTCATAAGGAATGATGCTTCAATCAATGAAGAAGAGTTCAGAGACTGGACAAAACCATTTGTACATACAGACGGTAACTTAGGATCTGATTCAATACAGCCTATACAGACAACACAGCTTAATGGTAACTATCTTGCAGTTCTTACAAACAAAATAGAAGAGCTCAAGATGACATCCGGAAACCAGGATATACAGAATGGCGGAACGACATCCGGAGTAACTGCTGCGTCAGCAATTGCTGCACTACAGGAAGCGGCAGGACGTTCTTCAAAGGACAGCACACAGTCAGCTTACAGAGCATATGCAAGGCTTATTTCCATGGTGATTGAAAGAATAAGACAGTTCTACGATGCGCCAAGAAAGTTCCGTATTACCGGATCTATGGGTGAAGAACAGTTTGTTACATACAACAACAGCGGTATTCAGCCACAGCAGTATGGCATGAATTTTGGAATAGACATGGGATATCGTCTGCCGGTATTCGATATCAAGGTATCAGCGCAAAAAGCGAACGCATATACAAAGATGAGCCAGAACGAGCTTGCACTTCAGTTCTTCCAGCTGGGATTCTTCAACCCTCAGCTTACAGACCAGGCACTTATGACACTGGATATCATGGATTTTGACGGCAAGGATGCAATCATGCAGAAGGTATCACAGAACGGAACAGTGTATGACCAGCTCATAAAGTATCAGCAGTTAGCTCTTACCATTGCTTCAAGATATGAACCGCAGATAGCTGAACAGATAGCAGCACAGATAAACGGGACACCAGTTCCGCAGGCAAGAGCATCAGCTGAAGATATAAGCATACCTGAAGGAGATGCAATGGCAGATACACAGAGGACCAATCAGTCAGGCATAGTAGAGAAGGCCAGACAGAGAGCAGAACAGGCAGGCCAACCGGAATGATAACTATTGAGATAACAGAAGATAATGACAGATTATTCCTGGAAGCATCCGGACATG